TAATGAAGGTAAGCATACGCTACTATTAACATACGACGCAACGTAGGAAGAAGAGCCTCCTCGCGATAATTCACAAGTCGTACGACCGTAGGACCAACTCTCAGATACAAGTCGCTGTATAGCCGAGGTGAGTTCGTCCGAGTTAAAGAATAATAACAAATGCCAATGCGGGCGATATGTCCGAGGACCATATTCTGATACAGCGTAAAAACGTATTTCTTCATTATATTTATTTTTTGAATGGAATCTTAAGCGCTTTAAAAACTTCTGACAATCAGAAGTATTACAATAGGGAATGCGGTTGTCGCAATCTTCAAAACGAGGGTAAACAACACTCTTGCGAAGAAAGTCATACCGTCCATGACTCTTAACAATAATATCTTGATATTCAAGGGATGTCATAGAATGAGTAAATTCAATAGGGGAGTCCTCTATAATCCTGTCCTTACCATTGGGAACATGAATACGCAGATTTCTGTTAATAGATGAGAAAAAATAATTCGAGCGAGTTCTATCCAAAGGGTCAACAGATTTGAGTTCTATATAAGGAAGATATCTGTCGTCGTAAGAGAGCCAAACAAAATAACAATATTTGAAATTTGAAGCAATATTCATAGCCAATGCGGTATCTCGATTCGACTTATTTTTAAGACACGAATAACAATGTCCACAAGGAGCGTAAATAACATCATTTGTGTACTTATTGAACACCTTAACGGGACGAAGACACTCCGAGAGAAGATACTTATCTATAACATCCTGAGAAATCATGAATTATAAATTAGCTGTATATGTGTCAATAGTATCAATAAGCAACACAACATCCGAATTCAGACGTTTGTCAATAAAGTCGGAAAGAGAAGCCAAATCAACAACATAGAGGGAACCTTGTTCTTGAGAATTCTTAGGTTTAATAGAAACCAAATACATATTTTCCTTTTTCATAACAATAAAATTTTAATGATTAATATTTAATTTAGTCGAATCTACGGAAGAAGAAGCACTCTGTTCGGTATTCTGAGTAGAATTAGAATTATACTTAGAAATAGACATAGATGCAGTACACGATTGAACAGAAAGAGCAGTAATAACTCCGATGATGAAGCTAGAAATCAACTTAATGACTTCAATCCATTGTTGAGCAGTAATTTTCATAATAATAACAATCTTATAGATAAACACAAATAGACAAAAACAATAGAATAGACAAATGCCAAAACAAAATCCAAAATGTCAAACTTCATAGAGCGAGTATTTAAAGGTCATACTAACAATACGGTATTTATTCCTTAGGTAAGATTTTACAACAGGATTCTTATAAACAAAATCCACAGCATGTAACAGCGTAGACCCTACTACATGATCAAGAGAAATAGAGGTAACAACCATAGGAGCAAGCTCCTCAAGCGAAAACACTATAGCAATAGAAGATATATACATAATAGATTTGTTTTTGATTACGGAAGCAAAGTAAGAAATTATTTTTTAAAGAACAAAATAAAAACCTGTTTTTTTTGAATTAATCACTGTCATTTATCTAATATAAGGCAAGAAGTGAAGAGTTTTCGGCGGAGATTAACCGAAAACCCTTGCGGGATAAATGAAATAGGCTTTCGCCAGTGAAGGCCGCGAAGGTGAGGAGGAACTCAACCACGCGTCCGAAAGATTATTTTCTTTAGGTAGCGCGCTACGCGCGGATTTTACAGCCGTTAACTAACGGCTGGTGCTGTCCTGGCTTAACGCCAGATGCGCACGCGTCACGAGCTTCCAGCTCGCACCGCTACTATGCAGAATGTTCGCTGCTTATTTTTTAGGGGTATATAGGGGTGAACTGCAGCGCAGTAGTGAAGTGCAGCATGTTAATGAATAAGATAAGGACAAAGCTGCACCCACACTACGTGCGTGGTGTGCGGCTTCGCCGATATCAAGGTGCTGGACGCTAAGGGACGTTACCACGTCCAGTTACCTGAGGTCCGTTCAGGCCACGGAGGCCTACCGACTATCAATAACGATTATAAGTTCTATTACCGTGAATATAAGTATTAGAAGCCGAACGCTTACGAAAACTACCAGCATTTCCAATAGCATTTCCAACAGTTCCAAGTGCATTAAGGCCTTCAGACCAATAGCGCTTATCAAATTGCCATTTAGTATTAAGAGCATCCATACGAGACTTCAATACCGACGCAGGAATATATTTTTTACCTTCTTCAATAAATGGAGAGTTGATATCATAGGAGGCAGCATATTCCGCATTAAGAGCTCTCATGTAAGCATCAGAAGTTTCCTCGGCAACCTTATTATCGATCCGCAAACCTTTAGCTTCGGCAGACATAACCAAGCGCTTGGTAATCTCAGATTTAGCTTGCTGATATTTTAAATGACCAGAAGCCATAGCGTCATAATATTGAGCCGCCATTAAATCCAATTGAAGGCGTTGACCTTCATCAAGATACTTATTGATAACCTGTTTAGATTTGTTGTCTAATAAGACACCAAGACGCTGAGCCTGAATCAAATTACCGGACCACTGCATATTACGAAGATTTTGACGATCAGTCTGAAATTGCAGACCAGCACGAGCAAGACCAGTCATTTGAGACCACTTCTTGTACTCAGGGCCTAATTTCCACCAATCGACGTTCGAGAGAATACTATTAGCCTGTGCGTCGAACAGAGACTTCTGGCTCTGGAGACTCTGAACATTAGCATTCGTTTCTTTAGTTTGGTTAGCAATCTGAAGAGCCGAAGAGAGAGCGTTAGAGAGACCGGAAAAATCCTGACGCTGCATAGAGAGAGGAGAAGCAGCGGTAGCCGGAGAAGTAGAACCGACAGAAGAAGCAGTTCCTGCATTACCACCAGTCATCATTAAATAGGGATTCAAACCAGCTTGCGAGAGACGCTGGAGCTGAGAAGAAGCCGAATTGTATTCATTTTCACGATTCCACATATCCAATTGGAACTGCCGAGCCTTCTCAGCTTCGGCAGCATTAAACTCATTATTCATCTGATTAATAGCCATGTTCGTTTTATTGGTTTTGTTCGTAGAAATAGCATTACCAACAGCAGAAGAAACTTGGCCAACAACCGGAATAAAATCAAGAAGTCCCATAATTATTCAGATTGAGAGACAGATTGAGATTGAAGTTCAGAAGCAGAAGCCTCTGTATCAGAAGCTTCCTTTTCAAGAGAAATACGTTCAGCTTCTCGCTCAATATCCTTAGCTTGTTCTATAAGGTACTCACTCCAGGCGATAAGTTCCGAAGGAGATTGGAGATGACGAGACTTAATAGTATCAAGAATCTGAGCATCACTCATCTGGTCCATTTGAGACTGAATAGAACTAGACTTAGGACGACGCATATCAATCATGGATTGAACAAATCCAGGTCCATATTTCTTGGCCATATCAGCAGCATGAAGTAACATACTCACATCAGAACGAATACGAATATACTCATCTTCTTCAGTTCCGTTTTTTTCAAAACGAAAGGGTTCAGTAGGAAGTTCTTCTAAAACAATATCAGGCTCAGAAGAAGCACATATAGGACACAACTGAACATCACGAACAGATTCACTCTTACGATATCCAGGGCCGAAGCATTTTTTGTTTCTATTTTCCTCTTTATTTTTCATAACTTAATCAATAAGGTACACCGTCAGCAGACAGTGGACGAGTTACATAACAACCAACATTGCAATTCACCAACAGTTGATCAGTTTCCCAAGTAGAATCAACCTTAACAGCAAAAATATCATCAAGAGTATTCGGATTTACCTTGAAGAAGGGCCAAGTAACACCTTTATAAGTGGAGAGGTTTCCGCCGAATAAGGAGTACAAGAACGAATCGTCAATAGGAGCAACCCAATCCTTAAGAGTAGTGGTAAATGCACCGTGAATTCGATCAATCTTAGTCTTCCAATTATAATAGCGAGGATTATAGCCCAGAATCTTATCCGCAGAATTAACATTCGAATACAGAGCAGAATTCATAAGCTCAACAGCGGGAACTGATTCCATGCCAATGCTATCAAATTCAGGAATAGGCAGATCTTCAACAGATGTAACAAGAAGTTGACCGTCAGGGGCACTGATCGCGTAATCCAAGAGAGGAACAGCGTGATATATGCACATAAGAATGTAATATCCAGAGCCAGTATTAAATGTCATAGAACCTTGGCCAGAACCAACACCTTTACCATATATATATGCCTGGTCAGTTTCAGAAGACAAATGTTGATTAATAACCTCAGAAATATCAAGATTACGAGCAATACCTCCGATATATTTAGCCATATGAGACTCAGATTGAGGAACATTGACACCGAAATGAGCCTTAATCTGATCTCTATAATTGGTATCAACAGACTGAGTAATCTCTTTCCACTTCTGAAGAGCTTCCGCTTGACGAAGAGCAAGTACAGAAAATTTCAAATTTAAATCAGGAGAGTTGCCCAATACAGCCCAGAGATTGGCATTAGCACGAACTGAAATACCGTCAGAGTCACGAGGATAAATTTGCGTAAACTTATCAGTACCAGAAGAGAGATTTGCGCTTTCAGAGGAAGTTTGGAGCTGTTTAAATTTACCAGAATCATTAACACCGTCATAAGCTCCAACAGGAACTTTGGAACCATTAATAGACACTGAACCAAGGTCTACTACTGCAAGATCACCAAATTGAGAATTCGGGAGAACACCCATAAATTTATCCTTATTCCAATTGGCGTAGCGAAGAGAGAATAAATTGTCTCGTTTCCAATAACCATTACCTGCAACAATAGAACCAGAGAGACCAGAAGGTCCAAATAGATTACCAGTACCAGTATACCAATCAAAATTATAAGAGGTAGGATCTGCATTTTCCCATTGAGACCAACGAAAAAAATCTTGATAAATCTTCTGATACGCAGCAAGAGGAAATAGGTTGACAGCTAAGTTAACGTTATATTTCTGAGAGTAGCTAGAACTACTAGAGAGAGCAGCCTGCATATTCCACCAGCGATTAGTACCTGTACCAATCCATGAAGAATCAGAGCGAACAACATTTCCGTAATCCAACATTGTTAGCAATTTGTGATTAACATCTCCTCGATTATATCCAAAAATATTACCAAATCCGGATATAACAGAAACATCATCTCCTAACTGAGTAGGGCTGCCACCCGCAAATTTAAGAGAATCCGCAAGATCACTTAGAGCGCAATAGGGTAAATCTCCTTTAACAGTAAGATTTGTCAATAGATCCTTAGATTGCAAGGGAGCTTTCTCTCCCATTTGAATAACGGCAGAATCAAATGACTTCCAAATAAGATCACAAGGAACTGCAAAAAAATCAAAATACTCTCGAATACGAGTATAAGCAGAAGTTTGCACAGGACGAGTACGAGTAAAATACTCTAGATTAAACTTGTACGTACAATTAGGAATCGCAAAATCAGTCCAAACAGGCAACAATTCTCCAATTTTAGCCGTAAAGCAATTTTTAGCAGAGATATCGTGACCAGATTTATGGGGTCTATTCTGCAATTCCTTAAGACCAGTAAAATGAGCCATAATAAAAAAATTAAGAATTTAACAACAAACCACTAAGATCATTAAATTCCTTATGTTTAACCTTATCTACGCACGCCTTCCGATTGTCAGCAGTTAACTTCATAAGGAATTTGTCACTTAGTTCATAATCATAAGAATATACTTTTTTAACCTTTTTCTCATTATCCTCATTAGTAGAATTCTTTACTTCATTGTAAGCAGAACGAGAAAACAAAAATGACCGCTGTTCATCGGTACAATTCTCAAGAAACTCATAATAATCATGAAGTTGACGACGAGCAAATTCATTCCAATAAGAATCAGAAGCTTTCATGAGAGCATATATAGGACCTCGACGATAAATATCTACATAACCAAACAAATTCCAAAACCTAGCAGAACGAATAACCGTGTTAAAGAGCCTATAAAATTTGTTATAAATCTGATCATAAGTAAGACAATGCCAATACTTACGATTAGGAGCATCAAGGCGAACAGTAGCAACTATAAGTTCATCGTCGGAATGAACAAAACCTTTATCTGCACGATCAAGGAAAAAATCAGTATAAGCATGAGCAAGCTCAGAAACAGGAGAAACAGATTTATCGTAAGTTATGTCCAGATATCCGAAACGAATGAGCCTCTCGGGTGCAAAGAACGCAGATGAAAATACGTAAGCACTGCTATGTGCAGATTTGCAAACAAGATTCGAGAATCTGGGGAATACGGTATGTTTATACGACCGTGAAGGGTAGATCTGTTTAACTTTACCATTAATAGAGAGGCTTTCTCCATTAAGGAGGATAGAGGACATTTTTTCAAGCTCATGTATCGTGGCTTGAGTGGGAAAGACATAATTGTTTCCATATCCCTTCGAGTGGAGGGAACGCGCTCTAATCTCTCTATGCTCGAGGTATAATGAAGGTAAGCATACGCTACTATTAACATACGACGCAACGTAGGAAGAAGAGCCTCCTCGCGATAATTCACAAGTCGTACGACCGTAGGACCAACTCTCAGATACAAGTCGCTGTATA